TTCCTGGACAGTATGGAGTCGGCAGTCAATTTGTTGGTGCAGGCGGTATGGGTGCGGCGAATATTGCTCAACAAGCTGCTGGTATTGGGCAAGGATATTATGGGATGGCTACTAATCCTTTTGCTCAACAGTCCTTTATGTCGCCCTACATGCAGAATGTGGTGGATGTTCAAAAACAAGAAGCCGTTCGTGACTATGGGAAAATGTTGCCTGGTATGCAGGCACAAGCTACTCGTCAAGGAGCTTTTGGTGGTAGCCGTCAAGCAATTGAAGCGGCAGAAGCCCGTCGTAATTTAGGCACACAGCTAGGACAAATTCAAGCTCAAGGGTCACAAAAAGCATTTGAAGCTGGTCAACAAGCTCAACAGTTTGGCGCTAACTTAGGTCTTCAAGGTTATGGCACGGCATTGCAAGGTACTGGGCAATTAAGTCAAGCTGGTAGGTCATTAGCCGATATTGGTGGGCAAGAACTACAAGCTCGTCAGGGGATTATTGGTCTTCAATCTCAGGCTGGTGCACAGCAACAAGCTCTTGAACAACAACGAGTTAATCAGGCTATTCAAAATTACGCTCTACAGCAACAACACCCACAGATGCAGTTGTCCATGATGAGTAGTTTATTGCGGGGTCTTCCACTTCAACAAGCTACTACACAAACATATCAAGCGGCTCCAAGTGCTATTTCTCAGTTTGCTGGATTGGGTACGGCGGGTGTGGGTGCTTATGGTTTAGGACGTTCAGCAGGAATATTTAGAGTAGGTGGTAAGGTTAAAGAAGATAAAGGCCTGCATGATATTGTCATGCGCCAACTAAGTTAAGGAATTTGTATGGCTATTGGACGCGATATTATAGGTAATTTGGCAGAACAGTTTGGCTATAGCAAAGAGCTAGTGAGAGAAGCTTTATCTTCAAACCAAATTGACCCACTAACCGCTAGTTTAATTGGTAGCCGAATTGATAGATTGCAACAGTCTAAGCAAGAAGCTGCTTCGCGTACTACCGTTATGGAAGATGTTTTAGCGCCCAAACCAGAAGAAGTTATGGGTCAAGGAATTGCCGCAGCACCCCAAGAAGCACCTAGCGCATTAGCCGCGTTGCCCTCTAATTTACCTGCTGAAGGTATGGCAGGTGGTGGGATTGTTGCTTTTGCAGATGGTGGTGAATTAGATATTGATGACGACGAAGATGAAGTTAGAGAAAAATCTACTTTGTCTCAATTAATGGGTAGTTTATCAAGTGGTTTAACTGGTCTTAGAAATGCCATTCCAGAGAGAAGTAGTATCCCTATGCCTAAGAGCTACGAGGCTGCTTTGGCTGAAAAAGGTCAAACCCCTGCAACTGTCCGTAAGATGATGATTGAAGGTCCTAAGAAGGGCGATTATGTAATGCCCCCAGTAGAGGCTTCAGAAACTACTAAACGTGGTGGACACAAGTATGAAGACGCGGTGGTTAAAGAAGCTCAACGACTTGGGGTTGATCCTCAATTAGCACTGCATGTTCTTTATAAAGAAACCGGTAATCTAAAGAATCCTGAGACCGCTCGTTCTAAAGCAGGTGCTTTGGGTGTTATGCAATTAATGCCTAGAACAGCTAAAGAACTTGGTGTTGATCCTATGAATCCAGAAGAAAATATTCGCGGTGGGGTTGTATATCTTAAGAAAATGATGGACCAGTTTAACGATCCTACACTAGCCTTAGCTGCTTACAATGCAGGGCCTGGTCGGGTAAATCAAATTCTTAGAAGTGGTAGGGGTATTGAAGCATTGCCTCGTGAAACGCAAAACTATATACGTATGGCCGACGGTGGCATTGTGGCTTTCCAAAATAGAGGTTTGGTAAGTAGTTCTATGCCTGAAATAGATTTTGAAAGTATTAACCCTGAAACAGGACAACCCTATGTAGTTGCAGGGCCGTTTGAAGCTATTGGGCGTATAGCTCGGGGTGGTAAGTCTATTGAAGAAACCTATGGACCAAACCCAGTAAAAGCAAAGGTAGATGCTTCTGTACCAACCACAAAAACTTTTAGTGACGAAGACCAAGGTCCGTACACAGGGCAAACTCCAGCTCCTGAAATATCTAAAGAGCAAATTGAAAAATTAATTGGTGGTGGACAAGGCGGCGAAAAAGAAGATGGTATGATGAAACGATATATGGCGCTTCTTGAAGGCCGTGAAAAATCGTCCGCGGATCAACGCAAACAAGACGCTTACCTATCGTTACTTAGTGCCGGTTTGGGTATTATGGGGGGTACTTCTCCATATGCTGCAGTTAATATTGGCCAAGGAGCCCAAGCCGGTGTTGCTGCACAAGCTGCTGCACGTAAGACCCAAGCTGCTGAAGAAGCTGCTACACTTAAAGGGTTTGGTACAGCTGCCGCTGCTGAAGAATATGCAAAACAACGTCAACTAGTAGCAGGGCAGGCACGAGAAGGAAAAATAGGTACAATAATTTCAAACAGAGAAAAACAACTGGAAACTGCTGCTTACAACAATGCTGTAAAAGCAGGGGGGTTAAGTTTCTCTTTCCTTGAACCAGCGCAACAGCAAGCAGCTATAGCTAGAGAAGTTCAAAGACTTAAGAGCACAGATCCTTTATTATCGAAGTTGTACAAAGAATATGGATTGCCTCCAATTGAAGCCGTAGCTCCTATCAAACCATTAACTAAAGACGAATTACTTGCTCAAAGAAAAGCACAAAAAGATAGCCTCGGTATAAAGTAAGGATAGCGTAATGGACTTTAAACAACTTCGCCAAGACGTTACGGAATTAATTGATGCGGACGTAGATAGGGATAAAGTTGAAGCCTATATCCAACAAAACGGGTTTACCATACCTGAATTTAAATTAGCCAACGAAAACTACGGCACCTTTATGAGTGCTGTTAAACGGGGTGGTAAAAACATTAGTTCTTTAGTCGGTGATTTTCTTCCCGCCATGGGGGCAGATTTACTTGAAAAAATTGCTCCAGATAGCTTTAAACCCCAAATTGAAGCTTTTAAACAAAAACAGTTTGAAGAAGCAGCGGCTACACAAGAAGAGATTGCTAAAACGTTACCCGCTAAGTATGAGTCTTATGAAGATGTTGGCGGCCCATTAGAAGCTCTTGGGTATGCTAAAGAAGCGGTTGGTGAAGCTGTTACTTCTTTTCTTCCAGGTATAGTTACCGGAGGTATTGGTAGCGTTGTGTCTCGTGGCGCTGTTGCGGCGGCTGGACAAGCTGCATCTCAAGCGGCTAAAAATAGAGTACTTGCCTCGGCTCCCGCAGCTGCAATTGAAAGTGGTGCAGCAGAACAACTAGCGGCTAAAGCGGCAATTAGCGCAGCATCAAAAGCTATGACTAGTAAAGCTCTTCAATACGAAGCGGCAGGTGCTGTTTTAGGTTCTTCAGCACTGACCATACCCGATGCATATTCAACCATCTATTCTGAAACAGGCAAAACGGAATTACTGCCAGCAATTGGAGGGGGTTTATTTAATGCTGGATTAGACGCAATAACCCCAATTAGTTTACTACGTGCGGCTAGAGGAAAAGGATTAACTAACCAAGATATTATTGGCGCTTGGTATATGAGGGGTATTAAAGGGGCCGCTAAAGGGGCAGTTACAGAAGGATTAACCGAGGGCTTCCAAGAAGTAACTAACGCAGCAGCAGTTAATTTTGTTGACGAAAACAAAGAAATATTTACCCCAGAAAATTTTGTACGTTTTATTGATTCTGGTATTCGTGGGGCGTTAGGTGGTGCAGCTGTAACCGGTGCTGCCGGTGCTGCATTTGGTAAAAGAGAAGCCGCGCCAAAAACAGAAGAATCTACCCAATTTGTTCCGCCTCCAGGAGCTGTACCGGGCGGTCAAGGTGTAGGTTTGGGTGTTTCTCCAGCACCTTTTAGTCCTTTAACTGGTGAGCGTGACCTTGCTGGCATGGTTCCAAAAGGAGCTTATTACAAACCAACCGAAGAACTTGAGCCTATTATTGGCCCAGACGGAAAAGTTACCGGATATCGACCAGCAAAACAAGTACCCCCACGCCAAGAATTAGAAGGCGAGCAATTGGGGTTACCTATATCAGAACAAGGTGAACTACCGCTTACGCCTAGAGAGCAACCAATTAAAAAGGGTGAATTGCGTAATATAGAGGGTGAACTAATTTATCCTGAAGAACTAAAAAACGTAAAAGGAGAGCCTTTAGCTCCCGATGCAGATTTAGCAAAACCTATTGACGAGTATATAAGTGGCGTTGTAGAAAAAGCTAAAAAAGATACTAGCGCGTCTAAGTTGTTAAAAGCAAACAATGCAGCGACTGCAAAAATAGTTGCCGGAAGAATTCAAGCATTATTGCCTAGCCCAGAGGCAGACCCAACAGAAGCAATGGAACAACTATATGAGCAAGACAAGACTGGGAGATATCCTGCGGGCACTAAGGCTCTTAGCGAAGCTCAAAGAGAACTCCTCCAAACAATCTACAGACGCCGGACTGGTAGGGATATTGAAGACACAATCAGAGACAGAGCGTTTGCAAAAGCCCAACAGGGAGAACTATTCCCAGAAGGAGACGTCGATGGAACCCAACAAGGTGCCGGTCAAGGTGAGCTTTTCCCCGGAACAGCTGGAACTGATGTGGGCGTTACTGGCCAAGGACCCGGAGCGGGTGTACTCGGGCAACCTACCGGAGGAGCTGCTGGAACTCCAGGAGTGGGAGTGGGTGGTGGCGAGCTACCTCCTGCAGGAGGTGTTGGAGGAACTGGAACAAAGCCCAGTGCATTAACTCCAGAAGAAGCCTGGAACCGCCATAAGAATGATGATCATCCTGCATTTACAGAACTAAGCCCTGAAGAACAGGCCGCTTGGTCAGACTTAACTGCTCGTGGTAGAGATACTGCACCAAACTTCCAAGACTTAGTTGAAGGTTATGTAACGCGCACAACTAAACAACCAGAAGAAATTAAAAAGATTTTTGCAGAAGAAACCAAAATAACTACAGCAGACATTGAAAGTGAACTTGCTGGTAAAGACTTTAAACAACTTTTAGATTACATGACAAAAAATGGGCCCCTGTCCATGCAAGAAGTTATGAAAGAAGTTGCTAAAAAAGTAGATTTAATGCGCAAGAAAGGTTTTGATTTTACGTTTACCCTTGTACAAACTCCCGGCGCTGCAAGAAGGGTTGGCTTGAGTTCAAGAGCTTCTGGACATGTATCTCCAGTTGGTAAAACTATGAACTTAGTTCTTGCTGGAAGAGGTTCTGGCCGGATACCTGGCAATACATTTGAAGTTGCAGCACATGAACTTTTGCATACTATTACGATCCCATTAATTCGATATGGGTCTTTGCATCCTACTTCAAAAGAAGGAAAAATAGTTCAAGAATTAGAAGCACTAAGTGACCATATAAAAGCGGAACTTAAAAAACGTATAAAAAATGGCACAGCTACTTATTTTGAGCAATCCATTATTAACGGCACAAACGTGTTTGGTAAAAAGTTTATGGGCTCTACTATCCATAAAGCCGATGAAATGGTGTCATGGGGTATGACCAACAGTGAGTACCGTGGTGTTTTAGAAAGTATTCCCTACAAAGGCAAAACTGTTTTAGATGCTTTTGTAGAAGCTATTCGTAGATTAATTGGCCTGTCACCAAAAGCAGACACTGCTTTGTCAGAAATTATTAGGTTAAGCAACGAGCTGTTCCAAATGCAAGTGCCAGCAAACATACCGTTTTTTAGTGAACCAGTAACGTATGATGTTGAATTACCACTACCTCCAGTAACACCACCAGTGGGGCCTTCCGTAGTTCCAGCACCCGGACAGCCATATACACTGCCACAATTAACCAAAGTAAAACCCGCCCCAACCGTTAAACAATCGGTTATAGACACAGCTAAAAAAGTTACAGATGCCTATAATGATAGTAGCTGGTGGACTAAATTTCGTATTGCTGCAGTTGACCCTACCGCCGGTTTAGCAAAAACATTAAGTTCGTTGCCTGTATTTCAAGACGGCAAGCTTCGTGGAGATATGCTAATTCGCGCGTTTAGCCAAGTTATTAACTTAATTAAGAATGGTATCCAATCGGGTATTCCAGTTATTAACGCAGATGGCACAGTAGTTATTCAACGTAATGCTAATAACCTTGCACGTTCCCAAGTTCTTGCAGATGAATTAGATAATAACTCAATTGTTAAAGGGTCTAAACTTAGTGGTCGTGGATATGTAGCGGAAATTGCTCGTATCTTGCGCGGTGATGAAATTATGAAGGTGGATGCTCATCGTAGATTTAAAGCGGGTATGGCATTCCAAGAAGCCGAAAGAAAAATGCAGCAAGCTAAACAGCTGCAAAAGCAAGGTCGTTCAATAACAGAAGTAACCAAATTAGTTAATGAAGCTAAGGCGCTGCGTAAACGCTATCGTAAAGATTTAAATGCTAATCGTGAAAAGCAAGTAACTCAAGCACACCTTGACTGGGCTAACCAACAGTTAAAAGCAGTTCCACAAGTACAAGAAATTCTTAACATTTGGGATGAAGTTAATCAAGGGTTAATTACGCTTTGGGAAGACTCTGGTTTACTAACTGAAGAGCAAGCTGCCTATTATCGCAGTATGAAGAACTATGTGCCTCTTTATGCGGCTAGAGAAGATTTACCTACCGCTGAACAAGAAGCATATACAGGTACTCGTACAGGAACTAAAACGGTTCGTGAGTTAGACCATTTAGAAGGCACTGATTTACAGCGAAATATTTGGGAAAACCTTGATAAGCACTATGCCTCAATGACCGCCTCTGCCTTTCAAAACCAAACCCGTAAAGTTGCTGCAGAACAACTACTATATTTAAGAGCGGCTCGTTTAGCTAAAGACCCCGATGATAAAAATATTAACTTGCGCTATAGAGACCCAACCAACCCCGATGCCGACAAGCATGGCGTAGTGCATTTAATTTTAGATAACCCAAATGATCTGGCTGCGTTCCAAACAATGCACTATCCGTTAGGCGCCTTAATGAAGGGTATCTCTGCCACTACCCAGGTCCTACGCGGCACGGCTTTGATTAACCCCATGTACTGGATTAGACAGCTAATTCGTGATCCGATCCAGGCGTCACTTGTGGCTAATAGTGGAATTGTTACTCCATTCCATTCTGCTGCTGAATATTTACGGGTACTTGCTGGGCAATCTGAAGAAGCAAAGATTCTTGCGTCTCGTGGCGTAATTGGTCAGGTTGATAGCACGGTTGATTTACAAGACTTCTTAAAACAAGTTGGTACAGAAAAAGTATCCCCGTCTAAGCTAGATGAAATGATCCGTAAAGTAATGCGTATGCATGAAGCGTCGGACGCTGCAACCCGCGTTGCTCTATTTAAGAAAGCTAGAGACGAAGGCCTTGCTAAGGGCATGAGCGCAAAAGAAGCGGAAGACTATGGAGTGTTTAGAGCACGGGAATCCATTAACTTTGGTATACGTGGTAACTCCCAAACACTAAATACCCTACGCCACATGATACCGTTCTTCTCGGCAACTATTGTTAGCTTGGATACTTTGTACCGCGCAGCTACTGGTTATGGATTAAATCCAAAAGAAAAAGCAGAAGCCCAACGTATTTTTTATAGCCGTGCCTTAATGATGGCAGCCTTATCAACTGTTTATGCAATGATGTTGCAAGACGATGAGGACTACAAAAAACTACCGGATAACGTTAAAGACAATAACTGGCTATTACCATCTCCTATAGGTGACGAGCGTTCTTTTATAAAGATTTCTATTCCGTACGAGGTTGGTTTCCTATTCAAAACATTGCCAGAAGCTTTTGTTCGTTATATGGCAGATACCAGCACAGGTAAAGAAACTTTGGCTTCAGTTGCTTTAGGTATTAAACGTAACCTACCGGGCGAAGGTATTTTAATTCCACAGGCATTTAAACCCGCCTTAGAATCTGTTACCAACTACTCGTTTTTTACGGGGCGCCCAATTGAAGGTATGAGCGATAAAGGGTTGCCTGTAGAATATCGTGGCCCCCATGCTTCTGAGTTGGCAAAGACATTAAGTTCTTTTGGTCTAAACAAAATTGAGTTGTCCCCAGCAAAAATAGACGCTTTAATTCAAGGTTACTTTGCTGAACTTGGTACATTCTCTACAGGACTAGCAAGCTCGGCTATTAACGCAGCTACTGGAAAAGAACCACCTGCTAAGAATTTAGAGCAGATGCCTTTCTTTAAGGCCTTCTTAACAAATCCAAATACCAGTAAAGCAGCTACAGATTATTACGAAATTTCAAACAACGCACAAGAAGCGGTCAATGCATTTAATCGTATGAAGAAGGAAGGCCGTATTGAAGAGGCTAAAGAGTTTGTATCTAAAGAAGAAAACAAAAAGCTCATGGCTGCTGCACCATCTTTACGTAAGATTCAAGATCAAATGTCAACAATTCGTACTCAAATAAATGTTATTGAAAGAAACGAAAAAATTGATCCTGAAACACGCCGGCAAAGAATCAATCAACTTATGACAACGTATGACAAAGTTGCCCGTCAAGGATATAAAGTTCTAGAAGCTGCCGGAATCGAGCGATAAAAAAAGCCCCCAGGGGAGGGGGCTAAAAAGTCACTACGAGGAGAAAACACGAGAGCAAACGCCATCGTTACCTCGAAATATAGCACGAATTTTTAAACTCGCCAAAACCGAACCCCATAAAAGCCGTTATAGACACAAACCTTATGGGTCAGCCTAATACCCCTAACCGTTGCCGCTTTGCGTACCTCCCGAGCCAATTCCGTAGTCTTAATAGCCGGAATAAAGAACGTGGCCCCGGGGGTAAGTAAGTGCCATTCTATGTGGACCAGAGCCCCTTCATTCAGTATTTCCACTTGGCATATACCCTTGCATGTCAAACCCGTCTATCTTCTTGGTATCAATAACTAGGGTATTTACGGCTGGAGTATTAAGCTTAGTACCCCTGGCCAACCGCTTTTTGATACCGGCTTGAGCTATCCCGTCCTTCTCTAAAGAGTCAGCAATCGTTTTATAGGAAGCTTGGCTCTTGGTACACCAGTCCCTAAAATGCTTAGTAGTAATAAACAAAAGCTTGGTGTCCGGTTCGTAGCGGGTTATCAGTTCTCTATATGGAAGCTGGATCGGTGCCTGCTCTATATGGGTACGGCTGTCAACCTCGCTATTAATTACCAATAGATTCTGGGAATGCTCATTTAAGAAAATGCCTAGCTGGTCTAGTGGGTTAGCTGCGTTAGGTTTCACAGATCTACTTGCTTGCGCAAAATAGTTTACGGCCCATTTATAGACCGGTCCAGTATCAATATCATGCAGTCCACACTTCTTAGCAATCAACCCACCTACTAGGGCAACTGCCGCTAGGGCAGAGTAAAAACGCTCCCGCTGGGTTAACCCCGCATCTGCATCAAATCGAGCCTGTGTATCTTTAATAAGCTCAACAATAGCTTCACGATGTGCTACGACATACTGCAAATAAACTTCTCCGGCAACCCCATAGTTTTCAAACATCATGCTATAGAGCTCGTCTGTTTCTTCTTTGCTCATGCTGTTATCGCGTGGAATATTAATCTCAACCACACGCATTAGCTCGCCCTCTGGAAAAGTCTTCATACTATACAAAACGTCATGCACACTGCGGTTACCAGAGGTCCAAAGGATCAAGGCCCAGGTTGTATTGTTGAGGCGCTCGGAATTAGACTGCGACATCATGCGGTTACGGCCACGCCCTTGCGTACCAATGTAAGCTAAGTTACTAACCTCTTCGTTTGGCATGTTGGTAATCTCGTCAATACAAGCGGGGAGATTTTGTATCGTGCCCATGCGGTGCATTTTAGATTTAAACGTATCTTGCTCAAGCAACATGGTCTGATCTGGGTGGCCAAAGATGCTGTTAATCATCATCTCAATCGTGGTTTTTCCAGTACCCGAACCATCGTCGGTCAGGTGGATCTGTACGCCTTTTAGATTGGTAAAGCGTAACAATGGGGTGCCGAACCCAGCAAATAAATTAAATGCTCTTGCTTCCATGTTTGGACGCGCATACCAGTTTGCAACCCGTTTCCAATTTTCTAGAGTACCTTTCTTGCCATAGGCAGGGACCAAATTAATCGTAGAGGAAGAAGGAGGACTATATATAACTTCGCCGGTTTTAATCTCCCTATCCCCAATGACAAACGTGTTTTCACTTGTCCAACCAAACTGTAGCCTAGACTTCTCTGCGTTATCTATATTTTGCAATTCTTTAACCCACCGTGTTATATATGCCATGATCCCATCCATCTGCTTACTTAATGCTGCTACGCCTTTTGCGGCAATTACTTCTCTCAATTTATCCTTCGCTAAAACACTAGTCAACGGCACAGAAAATTCTCTAATACCGTCTTTAGGTAAATGCAATTTCATCCACACCATTTCACCTAGCTCTGGATCTTCCAAACGTTTAACTACATACAGATCGTTTTCATAGACAAGTACGTCTTCTGATTCTTCTTCATTATCTGGATTAGATATGCCCCGTTTATAGACCCCTCCGTTTTTTCCTCTAAAATAGGGGAAGGGGTACTCGGGGATTTCAACAGTGACTTTTGTTCCAAGGGTATCGTTTTTAACGCTAACAATATTATCTTCTGCAGTTGCTGCAGCGATCTCGGAACCCAAAACAATTGGGGAAGTGATTCTTCCTCTATGAGGACATCCTTCACACCCGTTCGGATTTTTGGATTCAAACTCTGCGCACGAGTGCGGGCCCTTGATATGATCGAGTTTACCTTCTGTAGCCGTGGGTGAGTAGTCGGGATGTTGATCTGAAATACGGTGTATAGCTCTGTCTCTATCGTCACAAAATTTAGCAATAGAAAGTCCTGAGAACCATAATGGTTCTGATACGTCGGCTTGATGTGTGTAAATATAATTAAGCTGCGCACAACCCTTATCTCCTTTCAGCATGATGTTGGCAAATTTAGAAATACGGTTACCCATCAATGCTCTTGTTGCTTCGTCTAATGGTCTCTTAGTAGCCGGCATTGCGGTTAGCAAATCGACACCAAGCTTTTCTTTAAACTCCTCAAACTTGACTGGCTTTGACATCAGCATTACTGCAACTTTGTATGGCTCTGTCGGGTTCTTAAAATTTAAAGTCTCCGGCACCCGCAAAATACGGGCCGCATCCGCAGTTACTGAAACATCCGCATAAAGTCTTTTAATAGCACAAAGCTTTTTAAGTGCCTCAGCAGTAGGCTTCCAATCGTTGTAAGAAATTATTTCCTCAAGGGGCCAATAAGCGTGAATGCCCCGCCCCGAATTAACAATGCTCGGTCTTGGTAAACCAGTTGCTTCACAAAATTGCTTTAAACCATTTAATGCTATTGCCTGATTTTCATATTCTTTGCCTTCCCCACAATCCAAATCCAACCAAAATGACTTAAACCACTTAGCATTCTTTGTAGTCCTACCTTCGTCTGTTTCATATTTAGCACACCCAAAGTATGCGTCATACCCCTGTTCAACCAGACTATCTACTAGGCTGTCTACCTCTTCGACGGTTCCTACAAATTGTTGCTTCGGGTTCCCTTTTTTAAGTCCTACTACACAGTACAGACCTTCTGTGGCCAGCACGGTAGAGAGAAAGAGATTCCTTGAGGTCATACGCTCACATTCTTAAAACAGCTTGTTGTAATAGGCTTACGCCAGTTCTTTTATGTACTTCTCGATTGCGTTTTCTAAACGCCAGTTAGGGCTGCTTCGTCCGCAAAACCACGCATAAACTGCGGTCCGTGAGACTTCAAAATCTGCTGCTACCTGCACCACCGAAACACCTGCTTTGATGCAAGCCCTACCAAGCTTTACCCCCAGCATGTGTCCAGGGGCTGCCTTGTTGGCCCGCACGAGAGAAACTGTATATCCGTGCATAATTTTTAAGGGGTGGAGACCACCCCAACCCTTTCTTATTTACCCCAGTCGTCAAGAATAGCGCTTACATCTTTAGGCGCAGCCTGTTTAGATTCCCGTTTTGTGGGCTCTTTTACAGGAGCAGGCTCTTCAACTTTAGCTTTAGGAGCTTCTAGCTTTGCACCATCTAGTTCAGCTGGAGTTGTACCAACAGCACGTTGTGCATCCGAAGAATTGCTACGGGACTGTACTAAAACAATCTCTTCCTCAGATAAAGGACGGGTTGCTTTGAAGTGTAATTTAGGAGACGAACTAGCCGTATCAAAACGCATCTCAGTAACCACTTGAGTCACATTTAAACTGTGACCACCTAAGAACTCTGCATAAGGACGAAGACCTAGTTTGCCGTTGTCGGTATTCCACAAAGAATTGGAAGGGATGGTCAATTGGAATATCTCGCCCTTTTGATCATTCTCAAGTAACACTGCAAGACGACGGCTATATTTACAAGCACGGCTACCATTGTTACCAGAACCAGCAATGTTCTGTGGGCAGTCAAGGCAGCGTTTAGCCTGTGGATTTTCTGCTTTTGCATCTGGCGCAGTACCGTCGTTAGACCAACAGTCTGGTGCAGTTACTGCCTGACCCTCTACGAATTGCTTCGCGTAAAAAGTACGGGAGTCTTTAGGGGCTGCAGCTGCAATAATGACATTCATTGCACGTTCTTCGTTTTGTGCAACTTCTTTGCCATCAACCATCATCCGGAATACACCGGCTTTAATAGAAATACGTTTGTTACCACCTGTACCACTTGCCGCTTTCTTGGCGCCCATCAATGCTTTTGTTGCGTCATCCAAGTCCGCATTGCGGAGGTGGGCTGGAATACCACCTTTAAATAGAGTCATTTCACTCATTGTTTTCTCCTTAAAATTAAGATGCTCGTGTTACGGTTACTGTATATCTGCTATCCACATTTAAACCTTCCGGCATAAGATTTGGATGCTCATTAAGAAACTCTTGCATAGCTTTGTTTGAAATGCGTTGATGCAACAAATGAAATGCGTCGTGTTCCTTTACAACTTTGTAAAAAGATTCCCAATCGTTAGTCCAAAAATTACGACTAATACGACGGGCTACCCTCCCTACATTTGGAACAGAAATATTACCTCCTGCTAGTTCTACACGAGCCAATAGTTCCTGTTCTAAAACTTCTAATTGTTCTACCAAATTACGCTTTTCTTCTTTGTGACGTTGTTCCATTGCAGCAATGGCATCGCGTACTTTGATATAGGTCTCAACAACTTTTTCTGTGGTTACTTCTACTGTTTCAGTCATATTTATCCTCCTCGATAAAATTTTATTTTACACCTTTAGTTAACATTGTCAAGTGATTTTAACTAAGTAGTTCCCCGTATAAATCCGTAATTCTGGTATGGATGTCTACTTTGTCTTGCAGCATGCGATATAGTTTCCGCTCTACTTGGCTACCCTGTAAATGAAATACAGTGGTTTTGTTCTTTTGGCCAGCACGATGTACTCGAGCATTTGCTTGTAGATACGTTTCTACAGACATTACTGGACTCCAATACACAATCGTGTCGGCTGCATGAAGAGTTACCCCATGGCTAGCTGCTTGTGGTTGAATGACAAGGATCTTAGGGTTTCCACTAGTCTGAAACTTATCAAATATTTCGGTTCGTTTGCCAGCAGATATGCCACCATGAATTAGGTCTACCGTATAGTCTTTCTTAAGTTCCTCTGAAACAATCTCAATAGCGTGTCTGTAGGGTACAAATATCAAAACCTTATGGCTGGCCTCATCAATAACTTCTTGCAGCACCTTAAGCCGATTACTAGCGTCAAATTCGACAATCTCACCAGTATCCGAATACACCGCGCCTCCAGAAAGCTGGAGTAATTTATTCAAGTTTGCCGCTGCGTTAATGGTGGTAATGGCTTGGCCTCCTGCATGGACTAACATTTCTTTACGCATTAGGTCGTAGTATTTTTGCTGCTGTGCAGTAAGCGGTACGTCTCGGGTGACGTAAGTCATCTCTGGTAAATCAAGACATTGTTGTTTGGTAAACCGAATGGCCGGTTGCAGTGCAGCATGTACAACGTTTTCCGCGTTGGGTTTTGGCACCCACCTAAAGTTGCTAACCTTATACATTACTTGATCTCTAAAAGCCCCCATAAATTTAGGTACTTTTTCAGGACTAACCAATTTTGCAAGGCCGTAAGCATCAACGGGGGATTGCGCTGCTGGGGTTCCGGTCAACATCCACAACCATGTTTTTTGTGTAATCAAACGAGCTAATATTTTCCAACGCCGGGTCTGTGGGTTTTTGTAGGCATTTGCTTCGTCAATAACAATTAAATCAAAACCCGCTTTTTCAATATCGTCGGCAATGATTTCTACACCATCGTAATTAATGATGACAAATTCAGCATCTCCATAAACAATACTTTTTCGTTTATCTCTAGCTCCATAGGCTATATCTACTCTGCGATGCATTGCAAATTTAAAAAGGTCTGCGCGCCATGCGCTATCCATAATGGATAAAGGGCAGATAACCAGTACCCGCTTGATAGCCCCAATCTTCATCAAATAGTCTGCTGCCCAAATTACTGAGCCTGTTTTACCGGTTCCTTGCTCGTTAAAGCAAAACGCTTTGCGGTGCATGGTCAAGAAAGAGGCGGTTGTTTTTTGATGATCAAAAGGTTTATATATCCCTTTCCAATCGTAATCTTTAAGAATGGGAGATGGAATGTCTTTAACCCCTAAGTTTTTAAGCACCCTAACTTCTTCTAGGCCCCAATGAATTAATACCTCGTGATGGTCTACATGGGAAGCAATAATTTTGCTTTTAGGAATTACATTTGTAATACGGCCTGCGTCCCGTACTTTTAGCAATAACGCTCGGTTTTCTACTATTTCCACGTTTTCTCCAAAAGCTTTATATCCTAAAAGTGGTGTCCACTAATAGGGTGTTTTTAGTTGCCGGTCTTTCCCGGCTGTCAGTCAACTCGTTACCACGTGAGAGGAGGAGGAAAATAACGAGTCAACAAAAACTATTTCTTGCGTTCTCTCTTACTTACTTCTGAAACTAAATTGCGTTTTGCATCTCTTTTAAAAGAACGGTTTTTACTAGCGCTTTCAACTTTAACTCCGTCCCCATTTACACCGCCCTTATCAAATGCTTTGACGTGGGATACATCCATGCCATCGCCTTTATGCACTTTGCCTTCTTTTGATAATTGGCGTCTGGCTTTATTTCGTTGGGCGCGTTTTTTCTTCTGCTCTTCCGTGCCTTGGTATGTAGCATATTCCCGTTTGTAATCTCTAGCCATATCGCCTCTTTTCGTTATGTGCGCACTCTGATACTGGGCACCAACCCTTACATGTAAAGTTCCGTTTAGGGTTCCATACATTCGATTCTAGCGCCATTTCTAGTTGTTGGACAAGCGGTTTGAACTGCTCAAAATAAGCCGTACGAAACATGGATTGATAATCTTCTTTTATAAAGTCGTTTGCCACAACAAACAACAGACCAGCCTTAATCTCTTTAATTTTTGGGAAGTGAGTAAATACTGCCCCGGCCATTAATTTTAATTGTTTAGTATCGGCATACTGAGCGCTTTTGCCTGTTTTGTAATCAACCAACCGGGCTTCTTCTTTTTCGCGGTCAACAATCAATAAGTCGGCAATCCCACGATACCAAACGTTTTTGTCAAAGAAATCACAAGCAACAATCTTAGAGCCACCATCAGATAGCTTTACGCCCATCTTAAGTTCGCAATGTTTTTCCCCAGGAAGTGCTTTCAATTTATCCAGCATAGGCTGGATGTATTTATATTTATCTGGAATGGGCTTGCCGTCCCGCATAAATTCTTCTGCAGCTAAATGTAAATCTTTACCATAAATGATGGCGTCCGATTCAGATTCTTTTACGTCTTTGGCTATACGAAGATGATAGTACTTTTTAGGGCATTGTTCAAAAAGCGTAATGCTGCTATAGCTCCAGGATGGCATCAGTCTTCTTTCGTTGGTATCCAGGTTTTAACTGCACCGCTTAATAAACGCATTTCTGTTTGCGCATTTAAACAATGTTCGTATGCTTCTTGAAACTTTCTTGCTACTAATGCTTTCTCTGCTGCTTTAATTTCTTTTACTGCTTCTAAATAAAAAGATGAGTACTCCACCTTAGCATTCTCCATACGATTTTCCAAAACCCACCTCGCAACTAAGCGGTAAATCCGAAGCCCATTCCGGAACCCATTTCATACATTCTTCTACATAGGCTACCGCTTCTTGAGCTTCTTTTTCTAATGCGACACAAGCAATGGCGTCATGCACGGTAAGTACAACTTTATATCGTTTTGCAATCCGAATCATTTGCTCCCCAATAATACAACGAGCGATTCCTTGGCAAATATTCTCTACCAATTTACCACCGTAAATTTTGTTTACTCCACGTCTAGCATCATACACATATTGATACCGCCCGTCAGTGTCTTGGATCTGCCGAAGGTGTGGGTATCGTTGGTATAAACCATTAGGCATTAACACTCCCTTATTGCCCGATACAACCACCGCTCCAGTACCAAATGTAACCGATTGATTGTTGACCATCGCTTCAATAGCAGACCCGCCCTGTTCCCATAGTTTAGGAATCATTCCGTAGGTGTCACGGTAGACAGCCACAATATGGCGAGCTTCCCCTTCGTTAATTTCCGTACCAAACGTTTTGAGTTGTGTTTGGAATTTTTGCGCTCCCATCCCGTAGCCCGCGCCAAGGATGGTCGTCTTACCCACAAACCTTTCTTCCTTGGTAATTTCTTCTTTCGGCTTGCCATATATAGCAGCAGCCATGATTTTGTATACGTCCTCTCCATTTTTAAATGCCTCCGTTAAATCTGTTTGACCCGCCAACCAAGCTAATACCCGTGCTTCAATCTGGGCAGAGTCTGCATCAATTATTACATGGCCTTTAGGCGCCATGATTGCCCTTTTTAACTTACCACCATTAGCCCCCCGGCTAGGTAGATTCTGTAGGTTTATTTTGTCTGCGCCACCCCAACGACCTGTATGTGCTGCATAGTATGACAACGGTACGGGCATCTTCCCACGTTTTGAAATGTTGATAAACCGATCCGTACGGGTTTCCTCTAATGTAGACTTGTTACCAAGACGAGCAGCGACCAAGGCCTGTACTCTTTCATCCGGATGTTCGGCTAGTGCTTTAAACCCTTCATCGCTCTTGGCCATGGCCAAGGTCTCCTGGCCCGTTGTTGGTGAAATCTTTGTAGGTGGCTCTACCCCGCATTGACGTAATAACTCAGCAAACTTTTGATTTGACATCAACGCTTCCCGGTCTTGCTGGACCGCTTGTAACAATAGCTCCTTGCGGTTCTTTACATCTTCTAAGTGCGCCTCCAGGAGCGGGGTGTCCAACTCAAGTGTGGGCTCAGAAAACATCTTGACGGTTATATCAATTAGTTTTAGCTCGGGTTGTTTAAAGTTAGGTAGGAGCCGTAGGAAGAGTTCGTAGGTTAACTCAACATCATTAATACAGTACCCACCATATGCATCGATTTCCGCTTTGCTAAAGTCTTTCTTATGTTTACCTAATGCGTTTATGACTTCGGTGCCTTTTTTACCGAGCTCGTAGTATTCCACCAGTTTTGCCAAGCTGTTTCCAATTTCTGTTCCATGGACAGCTCTGGCCATGCTGAGGGTATCCAACCAAGCCAAGGGTTTAATACCAAACCGCCAAGTAAGAATAGAGGCGTCAAACATAGCATTGTGAGCCAGCGCAAAAGAACTTTGCCAATTGTATTGCCTGAGAAATCCACAAACTTCTTCTCCTGTACCACTAAGCCATTTTGTTTCATTATTATTCTCCTTAACAGCTACGCCGATTACCTCAAAGCGGTCGTCACGAACATACTCCTCTGTCGTTATCTTCGACAAAGAAAATTCTCGGTCATAGTATGTCTCAAAATCAAGGGTAATAATATTCATGTTTTAAATCAACCCCTTGGTAGTTGACCGCTAAAGTTGTAAGTCCCGCTATGGGTTAGATTCGCCCAAGGTGCGGCATAGACTTTGAAGCCAGCTTTGCGAGCAATCTTACAGAAGTGGTAGTCTTCTGAGAGCAATCGGTTAGATTCTTCATCAATGCTGGTATCAAAGAACTCGTGAATAATCTTCTTAACTGGGTTCTTATCTACAATCAAGATCATGTCGTTGGTATAAGTCGGCACTAATGGTTTTAAAGTATCAAAAACATTACGCTTAATCAGCATGAATCCTGTACCACCGTTATCAATCTCCATGGGTTCGTTGATGTTGCCTACTGTTTCGTGTACACCGCCTACTAAGTTAACCACAAACGATCCTGTGTAATTACCCAAGTCTTTGTAGTCCACACCTTGCTTGACCGCATCGTGTACTAACTTCCAGTTAATTTCTTTTTTGGGATATAGACCGCAAATAATATCTTTGTCAGCTTTGACCATACGCACAATGTCAGCAGGCTTAAAGCTAATGTCTGCATCAATAAACATCAAATGTGTTGCGTCTGACTGCATGAAATCATAGGCCATGCCATTACGAGCACGAGTAATCAAAGACTCATTCATCATGTACGAGTAATACATTTGAATTTGATGGGGCATAAACGTTTGCACACACTCTAAGATACCCATGGTGTAACCGCCGGTGCATAACCCACCATACATTGGTGTAGCTACAAATAATTTAGCAGGCTTCTTTGGTTCTATTGCTTCTACATTTTCTAACATTCACTACTCCTTTTTAATCTCTTCAAAGTTATAAAACCATTCATCCTTAGCACTCCACTTAGCGTGATTTTCAACGCTATATACCTCGGTGGGTATACAAAAGTCAGGAGTCTTTAGAACTGCTGGTACGAGCGACACGTCATACCAAAGGCATCTGTTGTTGGGTTGGCAAGCAAACTGCCCGTTATCTAAACAAATAAAGTTATAGCTCTTATGCTCCTCAACACCCTCTGAAAAACTAGTATCTAGTCTGTTAGATTCGGGCGAGGCAAAGTCAATGGTGAACAGGTAGTTACCAAAATGAAACTGCTTATCCTTACCAAAGAACTTAACCTTGAGTCCTCTTAAATTAGACTTCTCAATTACCGCCATGTCATACGATAAGCAATCCCATATCTGCAGGTGATCTAATGGCAACGGCTCAGCTACTTCTTTCCATACATAGGCATGAATGGGTAGCTTGTCGTACAACGCCCCGTAGTTAGTTAGCATAGACTCGATACGAAACGCTTGGCCCTTGATTGCCTTGGCAGTCATCCATACGCAAGGCTCTAGTTCTCCATGCCCCTTCTCATGGTTATAAAGAAACTCTTTACGCACAAAGCATTTAACGGGTGGGATGTTAGCAACTAGGAATGTCATTTCTCTTGTGCCTTTCCTAATCGAAGCCACTCCGCCTCAATGTATTCTTCTGACAATGGCTTGGCAATTTTAATTGCTTCATTCAACATATCTTCTGTGACTGTGCAAGTCCATACATGATCGGTCTTATAAAAACGCATAACCAAAGTGCCGATAGGAAACTCTTTAAACGTGTTCATTTCTGAATCCTATTCCATAGTTCAGACAACGGCATCCCTTTGATCTCTCTCCAGCCAACGTATACACAGGCGTACATAATAAACAAGAAGAAACTAAACACCACCGCAAATATCAATACTGCAAAGGTGGCCAAAAACAAAGCAAACATATTCAGTATTGTGACAATCATTTGTTCCTTATGGCTAAATTGTTCTGTCCTAGCTGTTGTATTTTGTAGCCGTGACCTTCTAGGTATTCAAGCAATGCTTTACGTTTAGGTTCAAACCATGGCTTCCATGTCCATGCTTCAAAGATAATTGGTGGGTAGTTGTTTGCCTTGATGGTTTTGATACCACCCTTAATTACTTCTAGTTCGTGACCTTCTACGTCAATTTTAATTAAGCGTACGTTTTTGTGTGCACCTGAGTCCAAGGTAAATACTACTAATGGTTCTTTGATACCCTCAGTTTTACATTCGTAATCATTATCACGAACTTCTTTATCCATACTAAACGCACCAATGTTGCCTTCATTAGCGTAGTCAGGCATGGTAAGTACCATCCGCTCTTCTTTATCAGACAGCCCAAAGTTATGGCAATGGACATTATCTAATCCATTAACAAACGTATTGGCGCATAATTGGTAATATATTATCCGTTGTGGTTCAAAGGCATGATAGGTATGCTTTGAT